CGGCGGCCGGCGACACCGCGCGGATCGAACCGGAGATCGCGTTCGTGCTGGGCCGCGATCTGCCGGCGCGCGCCACGCCCTATTCCGGCGAAGAAGTGCGCGCGGCCATCGGCGAAGCGCGGCTGGTCCTTCAGGAAGAACTTGTCGAAGCGCTCCATGATCACCGCCAACAGCGATGACATTGCTAGCACGAGTACCCACCGCTTTAGAGTAGATACCCGTTGCAATCTCCTGCTCTATGGCTTTGATCAAATCCAATCTTTGATTGATCGTATCCTAATTTTACAAGATAGTCTCTAGCAACATCGTGTATTAGCGAAACGAATGGAGCAAGATCTTCTTCTTTAGCAATACCAACATCCTCACTAAATGTAGTTCTATAGCCCCAATCGTTATTCACGAATTTATCATCTGCTAGGTATTTTTTCGCAATAGGCAATAATGTCTTAGCAAGATCTTTATGGAGCTCGCTCATTATTGCTGTAGGAAAATAATACTGAATACTCATTTGTACTTTGCGTTTAAAGGTTCTGCGTAGCTTTGAATTTGTTCTGTAACTTTAACCATATCCCATTTGCCACAGAATTTCATTAGTCGAATACCTACTTGTTGTATGTCTTTAGAAACTGCGTTTTCTTTAATAGTATCTTCGATTAATAGTTGAATCTCTGCAGGTTGAGCAGTTAAGTCGCATAACTTAACATTACGAGCATAGTCGTCTAATACACGATGTTCTTTACCTTCGTGATCAGTCCAACGCTGTAACATCATATTGTTCCAGTTATATCCTTTTGTATGTTTGTCGGCAAACGCTTCTCTAAGTCCAACTTTGTTTTTAGTGCCTTTCTCACGGACTCCGGGGAAAGCAGAAAAGATATTGTCTGAGGTGTCGCCTCGCATACATTTTTCAAATAAGAGCCACTCCGGGTTTGGAGCAGTTTTGGGAGTTCCTGTTTTCTTGTCGACAACTGTTTTTCCTTTTTCATCAAAATAACCTTCATGGGTAATAGTGACACCACTAACACCATTATATTGTTTTACGTTAGGTGCGATTAATTGCGCAAAATCGCCATCTGTTGAAATAATAACGTGATTGTCGTTTGGATGGGCTTGAATAAAGCCTGCGATAAGATCATCTGCTTCTAATTGCGGATGTTGTAATACTGTACAGTTAGTCTTCTCTTCGATGAATGATTTAAAGTCATCAAATGTTTCCCAGAATACTTTATCTTCTTCTTGGTCTCTTGGACTTAATGCGGCACGGGCTGTAGCACGGTTTCGCTTATATGGTTCGTAATGATCTTTACGCCAGCTACGTCCTTCTAAGCAAAATACAACATGTTTCCCATCAAAGTCTTTCCATGCCTTACGTACAGAGTTAAGAATAACGTGTAAGCTCATTCCGACCTTATCGTTAATATCTCCACGTACAACGTGTCTAGCACGAAAGAATGTATTTGCTGTGTCTACTAAAATATATGTCATTAACTAATTTCCGATCTACCATTGCCTAAACTTGTTACATTAATATATCCGGATCCACGTTCGGCGGCCCCGGGGATTTGTTCTTCCATTGCTACGCCACGGCATAGTTCCTTAAACCACTGATCAACGATAGCTTCTTCAGTATCGCCTATGTAACCAGATTCTTTTAATTTCAATATAAAGTACTCATTCCAATCAAGTTCAAAAAATCCATTTCGGATGTTATCATTATTTATATGCGTATTTAATACTGAAATAAATGGCTCTTTCTTAGCAGTAGCCGCATCTTTTGGATTAAGAGTTTCAGGATCTACGGTGTATTCCTTTGCGGCTTTTTCTGATTTATTGCGTTTAAAAAGGTTTTTAATTTTATCTAACATTTTGAATATTCCATTTATAATTCTATCTTTTGCGGTAGCTTTCTATATTGTACACTAGTATAGTTCGTTGTGCAAACCCAACGATCTTCATTACTTTGATTTGCTTGTGTACGATGCTGTAACCAACCTGGAAAAAACAATACATCACCAGTTACTGCCGGAACAGCTCGCCATTCTGCCAAATGTTCTTCGTGTTTCTTGTGTAAACTTTTTAACTCAAAGTGCGGATCTTTAAATTCAATAAACCCGCCATTCTCTGGCATATTCACGTAAGCCGCAATACTAAGAGAACATAGTCCGTGTGCGTGTTCTCTAGTTTCTCCACCGTTCGGATGTACATTTACCCAACTGTTTGAAATCCAATATGGAAAATTATCAAGTAACCCAAACTGTTCAAACATCACCTTAGCGGCAATTTCGTGTTGCCAATCAAACAACTCTTTAAGCACTGGATGTTTATGCGGAGGAATGATTTGGTTGTTTACACTACTACGAACATCACCTAGCTCTAACCATAATGCTCCATCTTCAGGAGCCTTGCTTAAAATCTCTTGGCATGCTTGAATATGTTCTGGACCAAAGCCATCGAAATGCGCCTTATATACTAAAGGAGGCCAAGGATAGACCGGAGTAATATCTAAACTCATATCTTACCTTTTAATACTGCTACTAAAAATTCTTCTTTAGTTAACCAGCGATTTTCAAATACTGGTGTACCTGGACCAGTCCATACAGCTTCACCGTGATACCCAAACCCTAACCAAATCCATCGATTACTTAAAAAACAACGATGTGGTCTCCAAGCAAATGATAATGTCCATTGTGCTTTTCTAAAGAATGAGTCATACCAATCTTGTGTTTCAAACGGAATCGGCAATTAGGTTCCCCAAGCGTTGCGGAAAAGCGGGATTTGAAGCCGATCACTATATCTTAAACCGTGCTTCATCGCCATTAACGCTACAGCCTTATTATTCAAAGTGTATACACTTTCAACGCCTCCGACCGGCATTAAGTAGACATGACCTTTAAATCCTGCGGCACGATATTCGCTTGCGGCTTTAAGAGCATAATCACGATCTTCTTCTGTAGCAATAACAAACTTCAAATAGGCTGTACCTACTTGTTCATATTCGCAAACAACTTCTGGTAGAATAGCTTCTTCCCACTTCTCACCTGAGCAAGGTAATTTAGCACTTACTGAAAAAGTAAGTTCGCGACCGACCTTATCATTCCAGAACTTTAAATATTCTTTAAATTCTGGAGTTAGCTTTTGAGTACCATTTGTTTCAAATGTAATCTCTTTTAAGTTTTGCATCTTAGGATGATTTAGTAAATCAGGATAAGCACGTTGCCAACCTAGTAAAGGCTCACCGCCTGTAATAACCAAGTGTTCATCTAACCATTCACCGTGCGGGAGAATTTCCATAATGCGATCTGCGATAGCATCACTAGTAAGCATTGGGCTTAGATCTTTAAAGCGAGGATCCCAACTTGCGTAACTATCGCAACCTGTTGACACCAACGGAAGTTCTTCGTACTTTGTGTACATATGAGCAACTTCTGCAATATCCTCAGCTTCTTTACTTAACTCACCTAATGGCATACCGAAGCCTGCACAGCGGAAATTACAGCCGAAAGTTCTAAGGAACACGCTAGGAACTCCCATATAACGTCCTTCACCTTGAATACTATAAAACAACTCTGCTATTTTGAGTTTACTCACTTTTTCCGCCTGTACATGATCCGTCTTTAAACCAAAGGTCGATTGCTTCTTTTTGATATTCAGTAAGCTCTTTATCTGGAATAGGTTTAGAAAACTCTTGTTGAGCAACTACTTGCTTTGATTCGTAGTCTGCTAACTTTTCACGATAGTCTTCTTCTGTAAGAGCATGCCAACCGCAACAATCTCCCGTAGGACTGCGGCCGCAACCACATGACCCAATTTTTTCATTTACTTTTACTTGCATTAGAATCTCCTAATAAATTTTGAAACCAGTTGCCAAACCAACAACATAATAATGACGATACTGGTGTCAAAATAATTGTTGCTAATAGCCATCCCCAATCTTCTAAAGTCATTGTTCTGCCTTTAACGAATCCATAATTACTGTTCGTTCTTTATTATACACTTGTTTCTTAAGAAAGTCAAGAAACTCTTCGTGTTCCATCTTCTCTGCTTTATTTAGAATATTTTGGCAGGCCTTCAAATAATACCTACGTCTTGCGGCTTTGGTAATTCCTTTTTTATCTTCTACAGCAAATTGGAAACTGGTAACCAAAATATCAGCGGCTTCACTAGGCTTACCACTCCAAACAACATCACCGTCTCCAGTAATTGTTAGTACTGTCTTTGCGGGAGTTTGGAATGTAAAATTATTATTTGGAACAACTTTTGCTGTAGTGATTCCTGTGCCTACGTTATGGTATCCTGCTTGATACCCGACAGCGGTATTATATTGTCCAGTATTAGTCCAAGTAGGATTATAACCGTTATATGTTAAGTACTGCCCTGCACTACCGGTATTCAGCCACTGAACAGGTTTAATCTGCTGAATACGACGGAGACTTATAATTACCCTTGCCTGGGATTGTATTACGGACGCCGCCGACTGGATCTTCGGCCAATCGCTGTCGCTGCCCATCACGATCCCAACCAACGGCCTGCTTTCCGGCATGACGGTCTCCGTGTGCTGATACACCTGGTCAAAAGGAGATAGCCGGGAGCCAACGGCTCGCGGAAT